GAAATATATGAATTCGGTACTACCCCGGTTTCTTCAGCTAATGTAACTACCTTTTTAGATAATGGAACGCGCACTGTAGTAATGAGCGCCCTAGAACCCACTACATCTATTACTATACAAGCTGGTACTAAAGGCAAAATAAGTTTAAAAAGTGCTGGGTTTGGTTACGGTTTAGAAAAAGATAGGTATTTAGAAATAGAAGGTCGTACCATTAATGTAAAAAATGTTAATAACGGACCAGCCCGGCTACAGATTAATTCTGACACCCCGGGCTATGCAGGTTTAAATCTTATACAGGATCCTGCTCAAACATACGGAGACAGCTTAACACCATTTGGTACTTTTTGGCCGGTAAAAACTGCAGGGGATGGGGAGTCTTATGCGCGTGGATTAGTTATAAATGCTAGAGGAGAAAGTTTATTACTAACCACCACTGGTACTGCTAATTCCGCTAATTCTGCTACGGATATAATTTTAACCCCTTATAATAATGGGTCCATTAAATTTTCTTTATTAAGCGGCGCTAATAGTACTAGTACAAGCGCGGTATCGTTAAAACTATACAGAGATAACAACACTATAATTTTTGATGCAAACCCGGATGTATACCCTACCCCCGGAATAGGTTATGCAGATTTTAGAATAGAAAATAGTAGTAAATCTTACGGAGTACAAATACCTAAATTACAAGTTGATATAATTAACAATTATAATTCTGGTAATATTACTTTATCTGCAAGAGACTCAGGCAGTATTATTGTAGTGCCAGCAACAAGTGCAGATAATTTGTGGGTACAAAACGGTGGCCTTAAATTTCCTGATGGTACCAGACAGACTACTGCCACCGTGCAAGGTATTCAGGGCACTCAAGGTATTACAGGCATACAAGGCCCATCTGATGGAGCATCTGGTTATTCAGGTATATCCGGCTATAGCGGAACTCAAGGTACAACCGGCATACAAGGTGCATCTGGCTATTCCGGCGAAACCGGCGCTCAAGGCACATCGGGCTATTCCGGCGAAACCGGCGCTCAAGGCACATCGGGCTATTCCGGCGAAATCGGTGCTCAAGGTATAACTGGTGCTCAAGGCCCTTCTGATGGAGCTTCTGGTTATTCAGGTATATCCGGCTATAGCGGAACTCAAGGTACAACCGGCATACAAGGCACATCTGGCTATTCCGGCGAAACCGGCGCTCAAGGCACATCTGGCTATTCCGGCGAAACCGGCGCTCAAGGCACATCTGGCTATTCCGGCGAAATCGGTGCTCAAGGACCAACCGGTGATCAAGGTATTGAAGGGGTATCTGGGTATAGCGGCGAGCAGGGTACTATCGGGGCGCAGGGCATTGACGGTGTTCAAGGTCCAACCGGTGCTCAAGGCCCTGACGGTAATCAAGGCATTATAGGAGCTCAAGGTCCAACCGGTGCTCAAGGCACTGACGGGGGTCAAGGCATTATAGGGGCTCAAGGTCTAGAAGGACCACAAGGTACACAAGGCCCTGAAGGTGGTATTGGCGGCATGGGGATACAAGGTATAACCGGTACTGAAGGAGCTCAAGGTATTATCGGTCCGCAAGGTACTGCTGGACCACAGGGTATTGAAGGAATATCTGGATATAGCGGGGTACAGGGCACTATAGGAACCGCGGGTATAACAGTAGACACAGTTTCTTACCCGCCATCCGCATTTAACGCGCCAGGCACTACTAATACCTTTATAGTAAGCGCTGGAATAGCCTACTTGTGCACTACTACGGATATATGGGTAAAATGGACAGTAGACACTACCTGGTAAAAAATAATTTTAGTGTAAATATATCTAAATGGCTGAGCAACAAAACTACTTTTCAAAAGCATTTAACAACTTCGTTAAAAAGCTACCGTACACCGGTAATGCTACGGTCATTGATAATATTCAGGAATTAAATCCAAAGTTTGAGACGTTCTGGAAAATCGGTACTTCCCAACAAGAAAAAAATCTTAAACAAGCAGTATCTGTAGTACAGGACCCTAATAACCCTAATAATAATTTAGAAGGTATTATTATTGATAAAGGCTATCATGATTATCTTTATGCTTTAATTGATACAGACAAAGCTAAAAGAATTGCTGATTATCGTATCATGGCGTCTTATGCAGAAATAAGCCACGCCCTGGATGAAATTTGTGATGAAGCGCTAGTCAAAGACGAAAAGGGTAACTACGCTACTCTAGGTATTGCTGAGCGGTTTGACGATACAATTAAAAAAGAGCTTTTAAAGAACTTTAATCATATTGTAGAGTTATTTAACCTAGACAACAGAGGTTGGGAGTATTTCAGGACTTTGTTAATTGATGCAGAAGTCTTTTTTGAAAATGTAATTAATGAAGACAAAAAAGAAGCTGGTGTTATAAGCGTAGTACAAATACCTACAGAGCATATTAACCCTATATTTGATAATGTGCAAAACATGATTATCAAAGGATATATTCTCCGCAAGCCTGTTCCTAAAGATGAAAAGACCGGCGGTTATAATATTAACAACCGTGGCCCTTCAGGTGGTCCTAAAAAAGACGGTCTGGAATTAATTCCTTTAGAACGCCATCAGGTAACATATTTTCATTCTCATACTTGGAACGAAAACAAAACTATTCGTTTACCGTATATTGAAGTAGCACGTAGAGCGTATAAACAGCTTTCATTAATTGAAGATAGTATTGTAGTGTATCGCTTAGTAAGAGCACCAGAACGTTTAGCGTTTTACGTTGATGTAGGTAACATGCCTGCACCTAAAGCTGAAGCTTACCTTAAGCGCTTAATGCAGAGTTATTGGTCAAGAAAAACCTACGACTCTGCCCAAGGTAAAAATATTAATGTATACGACCCACAAAGCATGTTAGATAGTTACTGGTTTGCTCGTCGTAATGGAGACCAAGGCACCAAGGTAGAAATGCTTAAAGGTGGTTCTAATTTAGGCCAGCTAGATGATCTTAACTACTTTGTTAAGAAGCTTTATAAAGCTTTACGAGTACCAACAAGCCGTCTCAATCCAGATACTAAATTTGCAGATGGCTCTGAAATTTTAAGAGAAGAACTTAAATTTGCTAAACTTATTATTAGACTGCAAAGACATTTTGCAGCTACAATTAAAGATACGTACATAACCCATCTTAAGCTTAAAGGTCTATGGCAGGAATACAAGCTTAAGGAAAGCGATCTTACTATTACTCTTAATCCGCCGTCACACTTTTCGGCAATTAGAGATCAACAATTACTTGATATTAAAATTAAAAATTTTAATGGTTTTACTCAAGTTGATAACATTTCTAAAACATATGCATTAAAGAAGTTTATCGGTTGGTCTGATGATGAAATTAAAGCCAATAGAGAGTGGTTAAAAAGAGACGCAGCTCTCTCTTGGGAAATTGATAAGATTACTACACTTGGCTCTAACTGGAAAGAAGCTATGACTACTGGAGCAGGGCCGGAGCAAGGCGGTCCTCAAATGCCAGGCGGCGCCGGTATAGGGCCAGGTGCCGGCGGTGCTCCGTCATTTGGACCGGGTCCCGGCGCAGGTTTAGGAGAGCCTGGAGCAGGTCCAGAGGCTGGCGCGCCAGGAACCCCGGGAGCGGCTCCGGTAACAGGTACAGCTCCAGCTGGTATAGGCACTCCGGGCGGCGCCGGTAGTGCGTTACCAGGTACTTAATTAACCCATAAAAAACATTGGAGGCTGTTGAGATTCTGAGAATCCGCCCTTAAGTTCATCTTCAAGTGCTTTCTTTTCTTCTGTGCCTTGTCTCATTAATTCTTGATACTGTATAGTACCTTGACCGAATAATTGAGTGCCGCCGAATTTACCACGGGTATTAGCTATAGAAATTTTCATTATAGCTTTAGCGTATTCCATTACCCAACGTTCCTTAACTAAATCTTTAATAGGCCTTTCAAGATATACCCCGACAGCAGCGTAATAACGAGTATCAGAACCTTGTTTAGGGTCTGGTAATATTCTCATTACTTGGGTACGAGGATCAAAACGTATGTATTGTTTCATCGCAAATAGTTTTTCGCGAGTTTCTAGCCAGTCTTTTAATACATGCCAAGTAATAAGGTCAAAAGCTTTGCTACCTAAAGAATATGCAAAATGCATTTGTTGCGCTAAACTTTGCTCAATAGTGAATAAAGTATTAACCCCTTCATTAGTACCTTCACTAAAAGAAAATACATCAATAACTTTTCTATAGGAATCTAAATCGTAATCCCAGCCGGATTGAAAAGTAGAAGACAAAGAAGATAATTCTGGAGTTATATTAATTAAAGTATCTAATTTAATACCTTGCCCGGGGGTGTATAAGTTAGAATCAAATATAAGAATTTCTTCAGTACCTGGCGTAAAGCGGGTAAATTGTTCTATTGCGTATGCAATTGCATCGTATGCAGCTACACAAGCAATTTCTAAATTAATTAAGGGTGCCCCTAGCTGAAAAAATATACGTTCAGCTAACATATCGTAACTTTGTATACGATTATTTAAATTAGTCGAAAGAAATGCTGAAGGACCTACAGTAGAAGTAGACAAAGCCATATCTATATTTAGGTCTACTTAAGAGTTGGTAATACTATTTTTAGTAAATCTTCAGCTTTTACAAAAACCTCTTCTTTATATTCAGTTTGCCACCAAAATTGAAACTGGCGCGGCCTTAAATATTTTGGATTTTTTAATACATTAGTATTAAAAGCGTGTCCAAATATCTTAGGGTCAGATTGACCGAATATCACAAAACCATTAGGTATTTTATAATAAGCGCAAAAATGCTGGAAAAAATTATCTACTGACAACCAAGCATTACATGTACGAGTAAGTTTGAGTAGTTGCTCTGGACCTAGATTATGCATAACCGTATCAACCCCTTTTAAGACAGGTTCTCCGGCTACGCCGATTTGAATAATACTAACAGTCGGTACTTCGTTTTTAAGAAGTTCTATAAAGCGCTCCCAGTAAGGGTAGTTCTTAGGATTAACTTTATTGCCCTTAGCTTGTTCTACGGGCATTTTTTGAGAGTATGGACTAATAATAACTATCATAGGTATAAAGCTCTATAGGCTTCTGTTAAAGATTTTTTCCAATTATTCTTTTCCATAAACATATAAATGTTATGCTCTTCCACGTTAGTTATAGGTAAAGCGTCTGCTAAAGAACAAATATTAATATTATCGGTTTTAATATCCCAAAAACAATCTGGCCAGCATACTGCCAAAATAATTTTTGCGTTTTTATATTTTTCTAATAACTCAGGAATAATAATTTTAAACGCGTAATGATCCCCTCTACCGGAATCTAAAAATATTAATTTATGGCCTCGAGGACGAACACCCCATTGGTTTAATTTAATTTGAAATTTCTTTTCGTCTTCAACGAGTATTTTTTGTTCATGGTCGCTTCTTATACCCCCATTAGAGTAATGAAAATGCCACGTATTAAGACCGTTAATTGCAGCTAATTGCCAACCGGCCCTTACCATCTCATAGGTAAAAATCGTTTCCTCTCGGTGTCCTTTTCTAGATAGAGTTAAATCATAGCCGTGCTTTGCAGCTTCTACTCTATACATAAACGTGCTACCCTGTAAATGCTCAACCGGCTGAACATTATACTCTTTATACATATTCCACTGCACATTTAAACCGAGATATATATCTTCAATTTTGTTAGAAGCTAAATTTGTTGCAAGTGGTCTCTTAGGATCTACAATACAAGGCCCTACAGCTCCTATTTTAGAGCTACTCGTAATCACTTGATACATTTTTTCTAGAGTATCAGGTAATAGTATATTATCGTCGTCTATACGCCAAATAAAAGGTGTTTCTGCATTAACCCGAGCATGTTCATGGTTATGTATTTGCCCTTTACGCGCCCCTGGAGTCCAGTACCAATTAACCCCCATGACTAACATTGCCGTTAAGATATTATTAAAAACTTCGTTTTGTCGAGGGTCATTAAACTCGTCATTATCGTCGTATACAATTATCTTTCCAGGCTTGCAATTTTGAGTAAGTAAAGAGCTTAGTACAAGCGGCAATGTTGTATTATGGCGTCCGCGGGTGGATATGGTTGCGGTGACATCATTAAGTATCATTTCTTATATATAATCTAAATCATTAAAAATACCAGTACATATATAGTTTTTCAGCCATTTGGCATAAATATATTTGATGCTTCTTAAACTTATAGCTCAAAATCCTATTACGGAGGGTCTTGATTATCTTATTGAGGAAGGTAACAAAGATAAACCTGCAGTAATGTATATAACCGGTCCGTATATGGTTGCTGAAGAAAGAAACCGCAATAATCGTATTTATAATTTAGACGAAATGGCTAATGAGGTTGCTCGTTACAACAGTGAATTCATTAAACAGAATAGAGCGTTAGGAGAACTTGAGCACCCACAAAGCGCTACTATTAATAGTGAACGCGCTTGTCATATGATTACCGAACTAAGAATGGAAGGTAATATTGCAAAAGGTAAAAGTAGAGTTCTTAGTACTCCTACTGGTCAGATAGTAAAATCTTTAATACAAGACGGTGTCCGTCTTGGTGTATCAAGTAGAGCTCTTGGAGAGCTTTATGAAAAAGGCGGAGTAAATCATGTAAAAAACATGAAGCTTATAACCGTTGATGTCGTAGCTGATCCTTCAGCTCCGGGTGCTTTTGTTAACGGTATACTAGAATCAAAAAATTTTATTATTAGCAAAGACGGGCGTTACGAAGAACTTTATGATACTTTTCAACACAAACTTTCTAGTTTGCCTCGTAGAGATGTAGATTCTTATTTGAGAGAGCAAATTATAAAGTTTATTAACGGATTAAAATAACATGAATCAACAAAAACAAATTACCAATTTTATTAAACACATAGTTGACAATAACTATTCGGCAGCTGACAAGACCTTGCAATCAATAGTAAGTGAAAAGATCAAGGCCCGCATACAAAAAGCGGAAACAACATTAACAAACAAAAACTCAAAAAAATCCTAATTAAGGGTTTAAAAACACTAAATATTTAAATACGCATGAGCAACGATATCTCTACTATCTTAAAAGAGGCCACAAAAGATCTTCTCACTGAAGAAACTCTTAAGGCTATTACCGAATCTTTCGAAAAGAAAGTCGACGAAAAAGTCAATCTTGCTGTTGAAGCTGCTTTAGTAAAGCAAGACGAAGAATATTCAGCTAAGCTCGAAAAAGTACTCGAAGCTATCGATGCTGATCACACCTCTAAACTAGAAAAGATCGTTACTAAGATTGACGAAACTCATGCAGCTAAGTTTGAGCATGCTATTAAGACTATTGACGAAAGTCATAGCGCTAAACTTGAAAAACTTGTTAAGGCTTATGATAATGCTCTTAAGAATGAAGCCGATACCTTTAAGAAGAACATAGTAGAGAATGTATCTTCTTATCTCGAGCTTTATATTGATAAGGCTATCCCAGCTCAGCACATTTTTGAAGCTACTCAAAACGCTCGTTCCCGTAAGATAGTAAATCAAATTAAACGTTTAGTGAGTCTTGATGAAACATTTGTAAATGAAAATGTAAAAGAAGCTTTATTAGACGGTAAGAAACAAATTGATGAAGCTAATGTAAGAGCTTCTCAAGCTGCTAAAAGCGCACAGCTATTAACAGAAAGAGTTGCAACAATGGAAAGAGACCTCTTGTTAGAAAAGAAAGTTGCAAATTTACCGGCCCCTAAAAAAGCTTACATGCTTCGCGTATTAGCTGAAAAAGATGCAAAGTTCATTAATGAAAACTTTGATTACGTGTCCGAAGTATACGAAAAGAAGGAAGAAGACACTCTACAGGTTTTAAAAGAATCTACTGCTCCTAAATCCAAAGGCGTTGATAGAGTAATTACGGAAGAAGTAAAGCAAGGTACTAAATCCTTTATTTCGAAAGAAGATGATTCCGGTGAAAAGTATGTCGCCGAATCTTACGTGTCTTTATTAAAGAATAAGCTCGTATAATAATAAATCAGATTTTTTTCAAAAGCCTCCAGTTTCTGGGGGCTTTTTTAATAAGTATATATCTATAAGTTGAAGTACTGTTAAGTACTTGAGGTAATGTCAGTTTACAAAAATTAAGTTATTATGAAACAAGTTAAACCTTCACAATCATACATCGATCGTGATCGCGCTAGCCAACTTCTCAAAAAGTGGGCCCCATTGCTCGAGCACGCCGATGACGCAACCCCAGCGATCAAAGACGATCACACCAAGTTAAACACTGCTATCCTTCTTGAGAACCAAGAAAAGTGGTGCTTTGAGTCCACTAACGTAGCCGGTAACGGTGGCGTTTTCGGTACTCTTCAAGGTGCTCCAGGTCAAGGCGGTCTACAATCCAGTGACTTCTATGCTACTGGTGACGCTCGCTTACCAAAGATCTTGATCCCAATGATCCGTCGTACTTTCCCAGAGCTTATCACCAACGAAATCGTGGGTGTACAGCCAATGAGCGGTCCAGTAGGCCTCGCCTTCGCTCTCCGCTACAAGTACGAAGCAGATCCTCTCGGTGCTACCCAAACCGATAACCTTTACGGTTCGGTAAGTAACAACACCATTCCAGACAATCGTAAGCTTCTTGGTACCGACGGTGCAGAAGTAGGTTGGAACTACCTCAACACCGCATTTACTGGTACATCTGCTGCTTACCTTTCTGGCTTGGGTACAGGCGACACCACATTCCCAATCATCAGCGTTGACAAGGGTATTGCACAACTTCTAAGTAATTTCGAATTAACCACAAACATCCCACAGATGGTTGTGTCTTTCGAAAAGACTGCAGTTGAAGCTGGTACTCGTCGTTTAGCAGCTCGTTGGTCCGTTGAACTTGAGCAAGACCTCAAGAACATGAACGGTATCGACATTGATAACGAGCTTACCAACGCAATGAGTTACGAAATTCAAGCTGAAATTGACCGTGAAATGGTAATCCGTATGTGCCAAGTTGCTCTCAACGCTGGTGCAAATCAAGGTTACTCTTTCTGGTATGCAGCTTCTGCTGACGGCCGTTGGTTAGGTGAACGTAATCGTGACTTCTATGCTCGCGTAATCGTTGAAGCTAACCGCGTAGCAATCCGCAACCGTCGTGGTGCAGCAAACTTCATCATCGCAACACCTCGTGTTTGCGCAATGCTTGAAATGCTTCCTGAGTTCCAATGGTTCTCCGTCCAAGGCAATGTCAACACTCAACCTGTTGGTATCGCTAAGGTAGGCACCGTTGGTGGTCGTTTCACGGTTTACCGTGACACTCGTACAGAAGCCCAATATCAAGTAGGTCAACGCGCTACTTCTCTTGAGTACGCCCTTCTTGGTTACAAGGGTACTGAATATTACGACACCGGTATCGTATACTGCCCATACATTCCTGTATTGGTACAGCGTACCGTTGGTCCTAACGACTTTGCCCCACGTGTAGGCTTAATGACCCGTTACGGTGTCATTGACCACATCTTCGGTGCAAATCTATACTACCACCTCATCATCGTTTCCGGCCTCGGTACCGCGTTTGTTCCTGGTACTGCAGCAACCATGCTCTAATAAAGCTGGTAACGGTAAAACGTTTAACAAGAACCCGCCCTGCAAAGGGCGGGTTTTTTATTGTCTACAAGTAAGTATAGTATATGCCTGTAAACCCGCCAGTAACAGTTAACTACCCAGACTTCTCGTCTAGACTTGCTAACGCTATTATATTTCCGGATACTACAGCGTACCCGCCTATCTCTACTGTACAAGTAGAAACTAGATTCGATAGTGATAATCTTACAGTTGTTCCTTCCGTTTCTACCACATATATTTATCGTAAGACAGCATTACTAGTATCTAATGTTGACTCTACTGAGACAAATGGATCCCCCTTTGGAGATAATGCTTCTACAGATGCTTTCGGTCGGTTAAGAGTCGGTATACCTCAAACTCTTTTCGATAGTAAGCTGTTGTATGATAAGGCTCCGTTTGTTTTTGACGAAGTTATCAGTTCAGGGTCAAGCACCTTTGTGCCAGGGGACAGCTTGGTAGTAATGTCAACATCTGCCGCTAGCGGTTATGTTATAAGACAGTCGTCGTCTCGCTTCAATTATCAACCTGGCAAGAGCATGTTTACTAACATAACATTTGTAGCTGCACCAGAAGCAAATATTATAAAAAGAATGGGTTTGTTTCAGGGCTTATCAGCAGCCCCGTATACCCCTTCGGATGGGTTTTATTTAGAGATTGGCCCAGACGGTCCTAGTTTTAATATAGTAAAAACTGAAGGAACTGTTAATACTATAACTGTACCTCAGTCTAGCTGGAACGTAGATAGATTAGACGGTACTGGCTCATCCGGTCTAGCTTTAGATTTTACTAAAGGTCAGATCTTTGCGGCTGATTATGAGTGGCTTGGTTTAGGGAGAATTCGCTTTGGGTTTTATTTAAAGGGTAAACTATACTACGCCCATTACGTTACTAATTTTAACGCTCTTACCACGCCTTACATGACTTCTCCTAACCAGCCTATAAGATAT